TTTTCCTGATATATTGCATAAGGTGATTCCCAAGTTATAGTCGCTGTATTGCCAATCACACTCTTTGATACTTTCGTGCGAAGATCTCCAGTTTTCATCGGAGTAATACTATTTGAGTTTCGATGAATGTCTTCTAATGCTAATCTTAGAGCCACATTTGTTTTTGTGTTTACTTCCATTAAGACTTCAGCAGTTCTAGAAGTAATTTTTACGCTCATTTGAGAGCCTCAACTTTCACTAATCGACAATGAACATTATTTAATTCGTTATCAAGGAGCTTTCGTTGTCCCACTTTCGCTGAAACAATTCGATACCAAGATTCATTATCTAGACCATTGAGGGTATTGCATTTAATGAAGAATCCTTCAAGCCTAAATGCGTTTTGTTTAATGAAGTCATTTTCGATATCTAGATATACATGAGCGTCTGTAGCTATTGATTCAGTATCTGATTGGAATGATGAACTTGTGCCTTGTAAGAATAACCCTTTGACTGGAACTTCTTTTAATATTGAGAAATCTCCATAACCATCTTGACCAGTTTCATAGATAGTTAGATCATCTTTGTAAGTCAAGAACCGATTCATATTGTAGGAACTTTCTTTACAGAACCGAAAGGACCAGCGTATTTACTAAGAAGTAGTTGAGATTCAACTGTATCTTCTGGAGCTTTTCGAACATCTCGACTCCACGAATGACCATCCACCGATTCACTTTTAATATCTCGTGTATCATCTGTATAGAAGATAACCATATCAGCGAAAAGATATAACAATTCATCTGGAAGGTTTTGGTCTTCCTGAAAATCAACCCAATCAGCGTCAACTGCTAATTGAAGACAGTTTTTACAATCGCAATCGCAGTAACAAGTAGGACATTCTTCAATATAGTTACCAATACCACCATTCTTATATTGTTTAGTCCAATACTCGAAAGTTTTATAAGTTACGAATTGCCGATTGTTTTTAGTCTTCACTAATTTAACTGAATAGACATCATAGAAAGGGTCAATATGTAGGAATTTATCTTTCTGATTGTAAGGAAAGAGTTTGATTATTCCCCTTACGGCATCTGGTTGTGTTAAATGTAAAGGTTCTGGTGTATTTGGACAAGAGCCTTCTGCTTTCCCCAACTCTGTGAATAAACTACTTTGAGGAGAAAGAGTGAACCCAAGAAGCGTTTCTAATTTGCTTTGAACTCGCTTGATTTGAGCTAGATAAAAAGCTTTTTTATTCTCTGGAATAGTTATTCCTGTGAGTGATTGAAATTTTTCTAAGTCCACTTTTCTCTTCCTTAAAGTTTAATGTTTATTTTTATTTTTGGATTAAGCAGCTTTCGTCAAGCCTTTTCGCAAAATACCAGTAGCTTTTGTAATATCACGGAATGCACCACCACGGAACATTGATCCACGAATTACAGTTTCACCACGGCTAAATCCAGATTTAACTGTTCCAGCAGTAGTTTCGTAAGCAACACCTGTAGCAACTTCGAATTGTAGACCTTCGTTTGTGAATCCAATAAATTCTTTCAAGTCTGCATAGAAGATAGCGTGTGTGATTGAAACACCTTTACCATTAACAGGAATAGTTACAGTTTCTTCACTTTCAAGTGCTGGCATTAAGTCATTTGGAACTACGATATAAGGAATACCGAAGATTCGTGGAATATCACCTGTAATAAAGATTTCAGCCAATGGACCATTTGCACCAGCTTTAAGTGCGTGTTTCTTAATTTGTGCAAGAGTCTTGTAAGTGAAGATGAATGATCCACCTTGTTCAACTAGAGTTGCTGAAGCGTCAAGTAATGATGTAAGAACATCAGCTGATTCAGTAGCAGTGAACGCCAAGTCTTTCTTATTTGCAAGTGTAGCCTCTTCAAGTTTAGCAATAACCAACTGAGCTCGTTTGCGATCGTAGTCGTTTCGGTAGCCAGCAGCGATATCTTCCATCAAGTTAGCAACGAAGAATCGAGTAGTGTTGTCACAAACTGGTGTAACTGCACTAATCTGCTCCATAGCTTCTTTCTTGAGGTTTGATCCGTATTCTGAGATAGGTTTCAAGTTCTTGTCTGCACCATCATCACATAGAGCGACATTCTTCATATCGATGTCACCATTTCGAACAGCGTAAACATATTCTAGGCTTTCGATCTCTCTCCAGTTTGTTGCGTCAAGCAATGCTGAGTAGTCTGTTCGTGTGCCAACAATTTGTTCGTATTGTTCTGGTGAGATAACAAAGTTACCCATCGAAGCAAGAGTCATGCTGTTTCGAACGATACCTGCTTTTTTCAAACCATCAAGGTTGTGTTGGTTAATTTGGTGTAATGTTTGTCGTGACTCAACTGAACCAATAGTTTCAGCGTCAATAGCAGCGTTGATCTGCTTTCCAAACAATTCGTTTGCAGAAAGGTTTTTGAAGTTAGTTACTTCTTTTTTACCTTCTGTAAATTCAGGAGCTTTAGCACTGTTTGATACGAATGCATTCAAGCTCTCTTGAATAAGACTGTTGATTTCGTCTTTAGTCATTGTATTTTCCTTTTTTTGTTCAATTTCATTAAGAGCTGGTTCTTCCTCTTCGACCATTTCCTCTTCAGGAGCGTCTTCGACTGGATCTTCCTCATCTTGTTTTTCTTTGATGAGATTTTCGATTCCATCGAGTTTTTCGAAAAGTTCAAGAACCTGTTCATCTGAAATTTCGTTTTTAACTTCAGTCACTTCTTCAACTACTTTTGGAGCTTCTTCTTGAGCAACTTCTGGAGTCGTTTCTACAACTGGAGTTGTTTTTTCTATTTCTTCCATATTTTTTTCTTCCTCTGTTAGGAATTGATTTTGTAATTCAGAAACATCGAGTCCATCTTCTTTCGCTCGATTAAGCGAGTTCCTGACTGTATTTATTATAGCAGAATAGTTGTTTGGTGTTACTACTTGAGATAGTCCCACTAATTCGTGACTATAATGTGTATTGTCAGAGGGATCAAATGAAGGACCAATAGTCTCCGTGCTGAAAGCTTTTGAAAAACCTCCGACTAATAAGTCGTAAGCAAGACGAGCGTATGGATTTTGCTTCACTGCATAAACAATCTTATTGATTGTCACAGTATGTTCATTCTTTTTTACTCCCTCAACTCGACCTAAGATATTTCGTAGTTTATCTTCGTGGTCTGCTGTCAGCTGTCCAGCGTATTTAGTAATGTCGAGAGATTCAATGTCGTAGCGAGTTCCATTTCGTTGTATATTGTCATCTGTGATAACTAATCCATTTGGAAATGTAACAATTCCATCGCCCTCATCTTTAAATGAGTTTTTCGTAAGCTCAACAGTATTTTTAAAACTATTTTGCACTGTTGTAACCTCTAAAGTTTCGTGTTATCTGATAACTGGCTATATAAGCTCTCCGTATCTAGATTATATTATACCACAAAAAAGAATAGGGTATTTCACCTATTCTATATTCGAGTAAAGAGATTAAGATGTATTATTTTTTCAAGTTAATTTTTTCTAGTGCATTAACTGAATCTATAGACTTACCAATTTCAGATAAAGTAGAGAAAGCTGCTTTGAAAACATTGTATTCATCTTTTAATTTCTTAACTGTTTTTGGAGCAACATCTTTGAATTTGTCTACACTTTTGATTTTCGATTCAAGACCTTTTAGTTCAGAAGCAGCGGCTTTAGATTCTCTACGGAAGAACTCTTTAGCTGAATCGTGATGATCTCGCGAACGACTATCGCTCAAGTCATAACTTGCTGCCCTTCCAAGGTTTTCAGCCATATCTCTAATTGAATAATATGCTTGTTCAGCAGAAAAATTAACACTATGTAAAGCAGAAGCATTATCTCCTAATTTTTTAATAGCATCTCTTTCTGATTCATGAACTCGACTTCCTTTTGCAACATTTGAAACAGACATTGAAGTTGTAATTAAAGCTTTAGTTCTAGTAGAGCCAATCCTACTCATAACACTATCGCCATCACTACCACTAAACCCTGCGTCATTAAGATCGAATTTCGTAGCCTTAGTAACATCTCCAGCATACTCCCCGAAAGCAGCACTTGGACCATTTGCGAAACGACCTTTTGAATCACGATAAGGGTTGTAACCTTTACCTTCATTGATAATCTTATAGAGTTCTTCTATTCGATTTGAAATTTTTTCGTATTGTTCTTTTGTCATAAGAGGTTTTAATGGAGAGTAATTATGTGTTCTTACCCCCCCCCTTTTTTTTTATTTAGTTATAATCTTGTATTTTACATCTAGAATATTTGTCGCGTCTTCTGGAATATAAAAATTGAATAATGTTTTGCAATGTCTACAATAGCATTGACCTGAGCTTCCAGGATATGCTTTAAGACATAACTTATTACATTTAACATACTTATTTTTAGTTTTATCGAATGATAATCCAGGACACCGAACTTCTATGAGTTTCTTTTCCACCATTATTTCTTTCTTAAATCAAAGTTTTTATTGAGTTTTATCTTCTACAATATTCTTAACTGTTAGTTTACCATCTGAGCCAATACCAGATTCTGTTTCTTCTGGAGTAAGTTCTTTTGGTTCTTCTGGTGTAATCTTCTCTTGTTCAGCTTTCCAGTTATCTAATAGTTCTTGTTCAGAATCTAAAAGTTTGAAATTTGGAATCGAACTAAGTCGAAGAAGTTCTTGTATTTTATCTTCCATAAAGTTTCCTCTCTATAGCTTCATTATATCAAAATGTCTCTAAAATCACTTTACCAGTTCCAGCGAACCCACGATTATTTTGGAATCCATCTCGATCTCGAATAAGCATTTCACATCTATCGAAATTGTTTGAAGTATTGTCATATAGCTCTGTAAATTCAGTATAGTTATGATAATGTCGAACTCCCAAGTTTGGATTCTTAACATCATTTATATAGCCATTCACTTGAGAACTCCATTCTTTACGATAGACTTCTGCTGTGGCAGCGAAGGAGTTATCTGTATCTCGCCACTGGTGTTCAAGTTTCCAAGTTGCTTTAAACCTTCGCCCTTTAAACTCTTCAGGAATATTGAAAGAATAAGTAATAATCTTACTTGGACCATTCGAAACATTTACAGTTGTTACTATTTCTTTGGTAAGACTTGAATGTCGAGGAACTGAATTATAAGTATGACTTGTAGTGTCTATTCGTGCTATGGTAAAGTGAGCTTGTTCGTGACCTGCATGATCTCCTTCTCCCACTCGAGTATTGCCACCACCATTTATGATGATACAGTTTACTTTATCCCCAGCATTAAGCTTTTGAGTAGTGGTAATTGTCTTTACTCGTCCAACTGCAGGATAAGAAATCCAATCTTCATTTGTTATGCGTTGCCAATTTCCACCTTGTGGGAGTTTCTGGAAAGCTAAACCGAAAGGTTGAGGGACATCAACAATTTCAGTGATAGCAGTTAGAATGTATACACCATCTTCTGGAATTAACCAACCATTCCAATCGTGACTGTAGGTAATATTAACATTCTCCATTCGATTCGAGTCCCATACTAAGTCTGTTGTAGCTCCAGCAGGAACAACTTGAGCTGCACTCCCAATCCTTCCACCAATTTTTCCGTAAATAGGTTTAGGTAAGATAGGAAGATATGGATTAAGATTGACTATTGAATCACTCACTCCAGATTCTTGACCATCTAGCCTTCTTCGGATTCCTCGAATAGACATTTGGTCGTCATCGAATTGTAAATCAGTAACGATTGGTTGTGAGCTGTTAATGTTTGGAATATCAGGTTTATTTAAGATTTTACCTTTACCACTTACTGCATTCCAGTCTGGTTGCACTTGATGATTTTGAATAGCACCTTTGAGAATATTTGCACTAATAGTTCTATTTGTAGTTGCAGTGCCACCATTCGCTTCCACTTGTGACATTATTTGTGGAGCGTTTTGTATTTCAGAATAGTTATGTGTATGAGTTTTTAGTGCATACTTTGTATCTGATTCACCTTTAGTATATACACCACTCTTATCTGCTTTCTTGGTTTCTAATTTATTGACTTCAGTTGCTAATTCAGATTTAGTAACTATATTTGGTTTATTTTTAATGAAGGAAGGTGCTGTTGTATCTGTTTCGTTCCAATCACCTTGCTCTCCACCTCCAACTGAACCCCAATCAGAAGCAATGAAAGAAGTCGGGGTCATATTCTTCTTTGCGATATAAGCTGAACCACTATGAGTAATTAAAGACCCTTGCTTATAATATTTGCCAGCTTTAAATTCTTGAACTTCACTATCTACCTCGACATCTCCAGTTTTACCATTCACTGAAGTAACTTGAATATTTGGCTGATTAACAATAGAAACAATATTTGATTCAGATTCAACCACTTGCGTTTCGATAGGATTGTTATTCGTATCTACAACGGTTTCGATTGAAGAATTATTCTCCACCACTGTATTGATAGGAGCTGGACTGGTAACCTCTGAAATAATTGAACTATTTTGTTCTAATTCTGCTGTTATAATTTCACGATTCATTTTTAATCCATTTTCCGTTAATAAAAGGTTCTTGTTTTAGAAGAGCTTCCTCCACTGTTTCAAGAGTTGGTTTTTGTAAGTTCTCTATATAGAGTTCTGAGATATTATATGCCAATACTTTATTTGATACAGATCCAGTAATTTCACCCATAAGCTGATTATATTCATTTTGCAGGTTTGTTTTTGTTTCTTGATCTTGTTCGTTTTCAATTTCGGTTGCCAATTGAGCAAGTCGTTCCGATATATATTGCCAGCGTTTGAATTTGGCTCTATTTTGTTTCTCTTGTTCGTAAACATCTTGATTTGTATATGAACCAATACAGACCAATACCTGATCTAGATCTACATCAACCATATAAGAGAGAATACGGTGAAAAGTTGTTTGAATACCTTTTTCATCTGTTATGCTTTTTAGAATTGACATTAACCTCCTCCTTTCCCAGTAACTACATTACTTGTTCGGCTTTGCCTTCACTATTGATGAAGTAGCGTTTGCCTTTATTACCCCTACTATCTTTGAAATCATCAAGTTCTAATAATTTATTCTCAATATTTTCTAGAGTAAAAACATCAGTCTTGATTACATATGACCGTATATCAATATACAAGTCTTTTTCAATTCCTTGTTCTTTCATTTGTTTTTCTCGTAAGAATGCAGGGCTTCCAGTATAGCTCTTAACTAAAACAGTAACATTCCCCTTGAAGTCTGTTTGAGCTGTTTCGACATTGTGCCAACTTGCACCAATATCTTTGTCATTTACTATCATTGCAACTATTGCCATTAATTTTTCCTTGTTTAATTCTTTGCTAGATAACTTCCTACGAATGAATATTCTTGGTGACCATATGTTCCATATTTATAAATAGAGCCGTCTTGTCCGAAGTCTACTCGAATACTTCCTGAGTGATTCATATTGTTAATACAGATTCCAGTAAATCTTTCAAAATCTTTTGGAATAAACTTATCTGGAAGTTTTTCTCCCATCTTACCACTACCGTAATTGTTAATATTTCCATAAGCAGTCACAAAAACCGTTTGACCGTATCTTCTGAACCACCCTTGCATTCCCCAACCAAGACCAACTACTTCAACATTGTTTAATTCTTGCGTAGTTCCTATTTTAAGAGCCTTCTGCCACGCTTCTTGCATTTTTGGACCTAATGATACCTTTGCTAATTTATTTCCATCTACTTCAGAAGCATAGACAACCATTCCATTTTCTTGAGTTGCTTGTGGCGAAGCGTTAAGGAAGATACCGTTCTTTGGATATTGAGCCACTTCACGAACACTATCCCAAAGATTGACTTTAGCACTTCCTACTGCATTTGTTTTTAGATTCTTATTTGCAAAGGTAAGATTTAATTCACTATTATTTGCATTAACATTCACCGAAGCTCCAGTTATTACTTGTGTGTCTGGTAAGCTTGTTTGCGTTGAAAGCTCGTTTAAACGCTGTTGTAGCCCCGTTACATCACTTATAGTATGCGAATGTGTTTTAGGGGCTTTAGCGTCAAGAGAAGCCTGTAAATTAGTAATTTGAGCTATTGTGTGGGTATGGTTGGTATTTGCCTTCGTATTAAGCTTAGCATTAAGACTATCGTGTGTAACGATATCTTTTCCTGAGTTGCTTTTACCAAAAGACTTCATATTTTACCTACCCAATTACTACGACTTTTAATTTAGCGTTTGCTTGAATCGGAGTTGCTGTTTCTACTTCAATAGTGTTGTTATCTTTAATTGTAATATCTGCCTCGACTACTTCATAAGGAGCGACTGCTGTTGATACTTGAACAATAACATCTCGAGTATTAAGATTATGAACCACTGAATGTTTAAGAGCTACACTATCACCGATTTCTTTTGTGAATTTTTTAGTGACTCCACTGATAGCTTGCAAAGCACTTGCGTTTCGTTTGATAGCTGTTTCGATTTCTTTGAAAGTGTCATAGTCAGTTGAAGCCGAATTGATAAGAGCCGTCTTAATTCCGTCTGCATAAGTTTTAGCTTGGTTAAGAGCGTTGTCTGCTTTAGTTTGAGCTATATTATCTATACCATCAATTTTAGCTGCTTGGATTTTCTTTGCTGATTGACCATTTACTGCGTCGACAATAGCTTCGCCTGTCATTGAAGCATTCTGAAGAGCTTGATCTAGACCATCAACTAATTTGCGATCTAATTTAACAGTTCCGTCTTTACCTTTATTAAGAGCTGTAACAATAGACGCTGCTTTGCCTTGGTCTACACCTGCCCAATTGATTTTTGATACATCAATATTTGTTACTAGAGCGTTAATGTCATCTCGAGATACATCAAGATTCACCCATTTAGTGCCATTGTGGTATTTAAAAACATTTGCAGTAGTATTAAAGATAATTTGACCTTTACTACCTGCTGGATCTACAGCTACATTCTGGATGACTGCATTAAGTAACTGATTCTTATTTAAGTTGATATTCGTTAAAAAATTTCGTGCCATTGTTTTTTCCTTGTTAATTTAGAATTGCTTTCCCACTGAATGGTGAGCTGAACTCAATTTTAATTTCTTCATTGCTAATGTAGGTTACACTTCCTTCAACTTTTGAGCCTGCTGAATCTATAACCGTGACGCTTGGATACTTATTCAAGTTGTGAGTTATAGACCAAGTATCTAAAGATTGAGATTGATTATGAACATAGTTAGAGTCAGAGCCACTGGATAGATTTCCGATTTGATTTTTAATATTCAAAATTTCATTTCGGATTTCTGTATCATCATACCCACCATTTCCAGAACCTTTAAGACTTGCGAGCCATTCTTGTTCAGTGCCTTTGAAGCCATTGCGAACTGCTATTTGATATGCAGAAGCTCCAGCAACACCAAAACCACCTGAAACAGTTTTTCCATCTTTACCTTTAAGGGATTGAAGCCATTGATTTTCAGTGCCTCTGAATCCATTTCTAAGAGCTATCTCATAAGCAGATAAACCCCTTTCACCTTGCTTACCGTCCAGTCCGTCTGAACCCGATTGCCCTTTTTCACCTTTTTCCCCTTTAAGCGACTTAATCCAATCTGTTAGAGAGCCATTAAACCCCTCTTGTTTAGCCAATTCGTAAGCAGATAGTCCATCTTCACCTTTTTCGCCTTTATCACCATCTAGACCTTGCTTGAGATTTTCGAGCTTCGCTTTAAGTTCATTTGTAAAGTCGTTAGTGGATAGACCTTTGCCTGATTCCTTATCGAGTTTGGATTCTTGTAGGGAATTTAGTAGGTCAAGAATTTTCTGATCTTCAGTTTGTGAAAGAGCTTTTAGTTCTTCAAGGAGAGTGTCTATTTCTTCTTGAGAATAAGTATCAAGTTTGTCTGCTTTATTTTTAAGGGTTTGTTGAATAGCTTTAATAGCAGAAGAGATTGTGGATTGTGATCGATCGTTGAGTTTGATTGATTCACCAGTTAGTTGTTGACCTTCCATTTGTTACCCCCTCCAGCTATCTGGACCATCTGTGGTTAGTCGGTTTGTAGGGTGACCAACAATTTCTAAAGTTCCTGAGAATACTGTTGTAGTCCATTTAGAAGCTTTATTCTCTACTACAATGTCCACTGCGTATTTTCCTGGTTCGACCCAAGTAGCTTGCTTTGGTAGGTGGAATTGAATTTCCCCTTTAGCTGGTGCTATGTTGTGCATTTGAGTTGGATTGTCGCAATCTACATCAATTTTGAAGAATGTATTGTTATAGCCTTTAGCTGTTGTGCGTTCCATTTCATCAGGTGTTTGGTCATCAGCAGAGAGATCGTAGTTGTTGCTTTTGATAGTCATTGAAGCTTTATAGCCAACGAGTGAGATAGGAGTGAGCTGACCCTCAGAGCTGCGTTTTTTCCAGCTCCAAGGGACGATTGCTGAATCCCCTCGCATAAAAGTTCCTAGACTGTTATTATTTAACCTTATCATTTAGAACTCCTTGTTCTTTAGTTTCTAGCGAATTGTATTTACTTACTAGACCATTGTGTTCATCTTTAATGATCAAGCGATATTGACAAGTGCATTGAGGGTGAACTACTCCTCCATCAATATCTTCGTAGTTTGCTGTGAAAGAACTTTCTTTACCATTGACTACCGTGTTGATAGTTTCGCCCAATGCGATAAACGGTTTAGTGAAAGGCACTGGTCCTTGATTGATGATTTCTTTACAGACTGGACAAGGGTCGCCACTTCGACTATAAAGTTCTTTATATGCTAAGTCCATTTTACCAATAGAGTTTAGAAATTGCAAGTCTGCTTGATATTGACTATTTACGAAAGCTCTTGATGTTTCGTTCCTTGCGATAACAGTTGCTCGTTTAGTTGAGAGGTTATTGTATTCAGCTCTAATAGCTTTGATGATTTCTCCTCGACTGTAGCCATCTGTCACCATTCGGTTTGCCTTCTCGTAAATCTTGCGATTCTTTTCTAGAATGTCTGTTGAGTGAAGAGCTTTTTTAATTTGGACTTCAGTTGGTTTCGTTTCAAAGTATTCTGAGAATTTTTCTGGATTTTTATCATAAGCTTCAGTGATTAAGTTAGTTGCTAAGTCTTCAAGAATATTCTTGTAAGCCCTATTGCTTGCCACTAAAATGTTGCTGATAACTGTTTGAATATGACCTTGTGAAACCTTTGCAGCGTTTGCTAATACTTTGTCTTTAATTTCTTGTGAGAATATAAAGTTACGGTTTGTTTTGAATTGATTGTTTCGTTGACCGAAAAGAGTATTCGCAAAGATAGGAAGGATAATCCACCAATAGTCTTTCACTGCTTCTTCTAGTTTGTTCTGAATTTCTTCTTTATCTTCAGATTCTAGAATGTCTTCTTCCTCGAATGAATTGACAGTTACTTTTGAGATAGCTTTATTGATAGCTGTTTTTTGAATCTGTCTAATTTGGTTTATAAATGTTTTGTATGCACCATCGAGAATTTCTGAATCTTCCTCTGATAAATCATTGTGGTAAGTTTCAATTTGTGGTGTTTCGTGACAGTGAGTGCAGATAGAACCATCTTCGTGAGTGTGGAAGTTTTCTTCGTGATCGTGTTCTGAATCTTCGTGGTGATGTTCTTCAGTATCATCGTTTGCTATTTTTTTATAAAGACCTTCTTCGTAACCTTTACCATAATCAATTGCGACCACATCTAGAATTTGTCCAGGTAAGTCTTCGAATAGCTCATAGTATGGTTTCATATCTTCACCCTTGTCAATATAAGCCAATGTAATATGAGGATTGCTGAAGCCGAACTCTTCTTCTTGGTGTGGAAGTTTTTCAAGATTGTTGCGAGCTTTTAGAAGTTCTGGAGTCTTATCTAGAATAGCCACC